AGGTGTACGAACAAAAGGCACAAAAAACAAAGTTGGATTACTTGAAGCGTTCGAAGATAAAACAACGAAAGGTTTTAACTGGAATAATCTTATGCTACAGCGTTGGGTTGATCATAATGGCGATGAACATCGTGTACTAGATGACTACAATCGCAATGTAACTCTTTGTGATTTGACTGCACAACCTGCAGAGATTAGAGAGATTATAAATAATACCGTAACATCTGTGCAACCTAAAGAAATTGCACAAGTTGGATTACGCTTAATGAAGTTCTGTGCTAAATGGGATATGCAACGTATTGCAGACCAAGCAGAACAATATTCTAAACCATTGGCAGCGAGGTACCCTGTATGACTGTAAAAGCAAAGCCTATACTTGACGGGAAGTTCTGGATCTTAGAAGAACAAGGAACTAGAGTAGGTACGTTACGTATAGATGAAAATAACAAGTATGTGATTAGTAGTGCTAGAGGTGTAAGCAATTACAATAGCAAAAAGTCTCTTATCAAAACATTTGGTCCTGACTTTTTTGAAGCAAAAACTAAAATTGTTAGTGTTGATGATGTAAAAGAAATTAATGGTTACACAACCAGCGGAAAACCATACAATACTATGTATGATGTGAAACGCAACCTTCCACTGTTTACTAAAAGTGAAAAGTCAAAGAGTCTTTATTGTGCAGGTTACTATATTATTAAATTTGACAAAGGTTGGGTTAAAAGTCATTGTCCTAAGCTAATTACACTTGAGCGATATGAATATAAAGGACCTTTTAAAACAGATATTGAAATGCGTCAGGAGTTGAGTCGTGCCAAGTGAACCATTGAATACATTGCCAATACAGCAGTTTATTAAAACTGTTGAACAGTTAGACAAAGCCAATCAGAAAGAAGTAAAACTTACTATGGCAACTGCTCGTACACTAGCAAATACTCTAGGTATTGTTATGTCAAGACTTGCAGGCAACTACGAAGATCTATTAAGAAACTCTTCATCAAACACATCTACAGAAGATATTACCGTTGAATTAGATGGCGGTTCAGGTTGGGGCAAAAGCTAAAAAAAGGATAAATATATGCGTAGTTTATTTTAAGGAAATACGCATATGAGCAGACCTAAACCAAATGTGCTATTAGAGCATGTAAATAAGAAAACTTACAAAGTAGAACAAATTCTTGACTCTGAAGCAATCTGGGCTGTGTTTTTCCAGGGAAAGCCTTTTAACTTAAAAAGCTCTAATATGTTAACGAGCTATCCAGGACCTAAATATAAGAAAACAAGTTTTTCTAACCCAGGCCACGCACATAACTTATCAAAAAAATTAAACACTCTATTCGACACCGACGAGTTTGCCGTTTATAAACTTACTCAGGGGACAATAGAAAGTGAAAATGAATAAAGAATCCCTTACAAAAGTTTTTCTAAGATCATCAGGACAAGCAGTTAACGAAGTTACTTTAAAACAAAACTTGCCTGTATGGTGGCAAAACACACGACTTAACGGTGGCCTTAGATTAACTGATGAAGGGATGATGTTCATCACCGAGGAACTACAAATACAAACATACGATGTTCCTTTTCCAAAAGACTTTAAAATAACTAGCCAAGTTATTATTTTTTTAGACAGATTTATTAATTGTCCTTATTGGGTTGGACGTCATGGCATTGTAGTTACTGATGAAAAGAAAGCAGTCGAATTGCATCTTTTCAGCGGAGACATACGCAAGTATGGACTTACAAAAGCAATGAACAGGCAATCCAAAGAACAATGAAAAAACGTTTAGATACACATCAACTACCACGAGATACACATTTACTAGACAAGACATGTAAGGTATTATTGTGTGCTGATAGCTGGGGTGTGCCGCACGAACATCAAGGACTTGCTACACATCTAGACGAACATATTAGTGTACAAAACATTTCATGTGGCGGCTACAATAATTACGATATACTAGATAGCATAGAATGTGCATTAGAATATCATAATTATCCTTGTGTTATTTTTATACAAAGTGATTTGTTACGACACAGAAGAGATTCAAACGAAGATTCTCTTCCACATCACATAGATTTAGAAAACATACTAGTTACAAGACAAAAAGAAATACTTGACAGATTAGACGCTATTCAATTACAATACAACACTAAAGTATTATGTTTAGGTGGACTTAGTAGAATAGACAACTACAAAACACATAACATCAAAGTAGTTATACCTAGTATACTAAATTTTTTAGATAGTACAATAGACACAGAAAAGTACAGTGTACATTATGGGTAACTTAAAACACGCTGATGTAAGTGTTTGGCTAGAAGCAACATCAAACTACATTAAAAAGTATGATCGTATGCTAAAAAACGACATTAGTATAGAAGACGGTTGTCATTTGAATAGTTATGCATTCAAAAAAGTTGCCAAATTTATTATAAACCACTTGACAAACTAGTTAAATGAAATTAAACTAACAAATATTAGATAAGAGGGTAACACTATGGCAAGAGATATTTGGGTAATCAGTGACACACACTTTGATCACGCCAACATCTTAAACTTCACTGACAAGGTTGGCAAACCTACTCGTAACTTCGCGGACGTAGACGAAATGAACGAGACTATGATTGCTAACTGGAACAGTGTAGTCAAGCCAGGTGACAAAGTGTACCACTTGGGCGATGTGTTGTTTGGCACTCGCAAACAAGAGTGGATGGACACTAACATGCCTCGCTTGAACGGACAGAAGCGTTTGATCGTCGGTAACCACGACAACATCAAGTTCCACGCTGCTGGCGGCTGGTGGGGCAAGATCGACATGTGGAGAATGTTTCCAGAGTTTGGATTGTTGTTGACTCACGTTCCTGTACACAACAGTACATTGGCGGAAAGTCACAGATTCGGCGAAGGCAGTATGGTAAACGTACACGGACACATTCACCAGAATCCATCGCCAACTGAGTTCCACAAATGCGTGTGTGTTGAGCAAATCAACTACACTCCAATTAACATTGAGGAATTGAGAGTACGATGATTGAACATCGTCTTTATAGCATTGAAAAATGGGAGCAGGGCAAGAAAACGGAAGAAAAACTCTTGCTCTGCCCCCCTCGTGATGCTATAATATATATGTTAAAAGGGTATGAAGTATTTGACTTTCACAAATCATTAGGCATGGAACCAGAATATTATGAGAACGCAACCAGACAGCATTATCCGACAACTTGAAATCCACAACAGTCGCATCAATAAAGAAGATATTCTACGAGCGGCACACGAAGAAGGACTTCCAGAGTTCTTTGAAGGATTGCGTATGGCACTAGATCCACTGTACACTTTTGGTGTAAAGCAGGTTCCTGTGCGTTCAGATGTATTAACTGGACAAGGTTTGTCATGGGATGTCTTTCTTGATTTGGCACACGATCTAAATGCTCGTGCGTTGACAGGACACGCAGCTCGTGATGCTATTGAATTAGCAATGAGTGTTGCTACTACAGAACAGTGGAATGATTGGTATCGTCGTATCCTTATCAAGGACCTACGTTGCGGAGTAAGTGAAAAGACCGTGAACAAAGTGGTGCCTGGTACTGTACCTGTATTCACTTGTGCTCTTGCACATGACTCAGCCAATCACGAAAAGAAAATGACTGGCAAGAAACAGATCGAAGTTAAACTTGATGGCGTTCGTGTACTATGTGTTATTCACGATCGTCACGGCAAGAAGATTGAAATGTACAGCCGCAACGGAAAACAGTTTCATAACTTTGATCACATCATTGAAGAAATTCGTGCTGTGGTGCAAGAGTATCCTGTGCCGTATCCGCTGGTGCTAGACGGTGAGGTAATGAGTTCAAACTTCCAGGATCTAATGAAGCAAGTACATCGTAAGGATAACGTAGCCGCAGGCGATGCTGTACTACACGTTTTTGATACTATTCCGCTAGGTAACTTTAAAAACGGTAAGTGGGATAAGCCTCAGTCGTTTAGAAGTGCTATTACCAAGCATTGGGTAGAGGAGCATAAAGACGTCTTAAAGCACGTACAAGCGTTGGACTGGGAAACAGTAGACTTAGACACTGATGAAGGACAAAAACGCTTTGTAGAGCTTAATAAAGCGGCTGTAGACGGTGGTTACGAAGGTGTAATGATCAAGGATGTTGATGCACCATACGAATGCAAACGAACTCATGCTTGGCTCAAAGCAAAGCCATTTATTGAAGTAACATTGGAGGTAGTAGATGTTGAAGAAGGTACTGGCAGGAATGAAGGCAGATTGGGAGCGTTTGTATGCTCCGGGACCGATGATGGAAAAGATATTCGCGTTAATGTCGGTAGTGGGTTTAGTGATGCTAACCGCGATGATTTTTGGAACCATCGTGATGCTATTATCAGCAATCTAGTAGAGGTTAGAGCAGACGCTGTTACCCAAAATCAAGACGGCACATATAGTCTACGTTTTCCGCGATTTAAAACATTCCGCGGATTTGAAATTGGCGAAAAGATTTAATTTTCAGCAAAAAAGTGGTTGACCTTTGCCTAGGGCGATGCTATTATATATACATAGTTAGAAATAACTGGCACTGAATGACACAAGAGGGAATACAAATGGAAAATATCGCAGTTCGTACCGTGACTCCAAACAATGCTAAGAAAAGCATTCAACGAGCTTTTAGTAAAAAGCGTCCAATCTTTTTATGGGGTCCTCCAGGTATTGGTAAATCAGACATTGTAAAGCAGATTACCGAAGGCTTTAACAATAGTCATCTAATTGACATTCGACTTTCACTTTGGGAACCTACAGACATTAAAGGTATCCCGTACTATGCGGCAAATGACAACTGCATGAAATGGGCTCCTCCAATGGAATTGCCTGATGCAGAAATGGCTGCAAAATACGACCACATTGTTCTTTTCCTAGACGAAATGAACTCTGCGGCTCCAGCAGTACAAGCGGCAGCATATCAACTTATTCTTAACCGTCGAGTTGGACAGTATGTCCTTCCAGACAACGTTCTTATTATTGCGGCAGGTAACCGCGAAGCAGACAAAGGTGTTACTTATCGTATGCCTGCTCCGTTAGCTAACCGTTTTGTTCACTTGGAAATGGCAGTTGATTTTGAAGACTGGTTCCAGTGGGCCGCTGAAAACAAAATCCACAAAGACGTTGTAGGTTACTTGACTTTTTCTAAGAAAGACTTGTATGACTTTGATCCTAAGAGTCCTTCACGTTCTTTCGCAACACCACGTAGTTGGTCTTTTGTTTCTGAGTTGCTTGAAGACGACGATGACGAAAACACAACTACCGATCTAGTTTCTGGAGCAGTAGGTGAAGGTTTGGCAGTAAAGTTTATGGCACACCGCAAGTTTGCCGCAAGCATGCCTAACCCAACTGATATTCTTGTTGGTAAAGTTAAAGAGCTTAAGACCAAAGAAATCAGTGCCATGTATTCCTTAACGGTCTCACTCTGCTACGAACTCAAAGAAGCATCTGATAAAAACTCAGACAAGTTCAACGAAATGGTTGATAACTATCTGCGTTTTGCGATGGATAACTTTGAGACTGAGCTTATTGTAATGGGTGTCAAACTTGCTATTACACAATACGGTTTGCCAATTGACCCGGATGAGCTTGATAACTTTGATGAGTTCCACGAGAACTACGGCAAGTATATCGCGGCTGCCCAGAAGGGCTAAAGCCCACTTTAGGGGATTCAGAAATGGATCCCCTAATTTTATATTCCTCTTGACAATCCTATTAAATACTGTTATACTATATATAGAAAATGAAGGAACAGGCTATGCAACAAACTGGTGATGAAATTCTAGATAAAATTATTGTAGCACGTATTGGCTTGCTAATGCGTCATCCGTTTTTTGGTAACATGGCTACTCGACTCAGAATTATTGAGAATAACGATTGGCTTCCTACCGCGGCAACAGATGGTCGCAACTTATATTGGAACAGACAGTTTTTTGAACAACTAACAACTCGACAAATTGAGTTTGTTATTGCACACGAAATTTTACACTGCGTATATGATCACTTAACACGCCGTGAAGATCGTGATCCTAAAATTTATAATATTGCCGCAGATTACATTGTAAACAATACTTTGGTGCGTGAACGCATTGGTGAAAAAGTAGATCAGTTTCCAATTTTCCAAGACTTCAAATACGAAGGTTGGAGTTCAGAAGCTGTTTACGATGACATCTACGGAAAGTATGATGACGAAGAACTCGAAGCACTAGGCCAACTACTAGACGAACACATTGACTGGGAAGGCGAAGGCGACAAGGACAAAGGCGAAGGTAAAAGTGGTGAAGAACAAGACGGCGAAGGCAAAGGTAGCCGTCCTTCTTACACTAAAGAAGAACTTCGTAAGATCCGTGACGAAATTAAAGAATCAATGATCAATGCCGCACAGAGTGCAGGTGCTGGTAATGTACCTGGTGAAATTCAGCGTATGATCAAAGAGCTTACTGAGCCTAAGATGAATTGGCGTGAACTACTACGTCAACAGATTCAAAGTACTATTCGTAACGATTATACATTTAGTCGTCCTTCACGTAAGGGTTGGCACACCGGTGCAGTACTTCCAGGTATGAACTTTGATCAAACTATTGATATTTGTATTGCACTAGATATGAGCGGTTCAATTGGTGATGAACAGGCAAAAGACTTCCTAGGCGAGATCAAAGGCATTATGGAAGAATACAAAGAATACAATATTAAGTTGTGGTGTTTTGACACTGCTGTTTATAACGAACAAGATTTTGGTTCAGATACTGGCGAAGATATTATGGACTATGAAATCTATGGCGGTGGCGGCACAGAGTTTATGGCTAATTGGGAATACATGAAAGAAAATGATATTGTTCCTAAGAAGTTTATTATGTTTACAGACGGTTACCCATGGGGTAGCTGGGGTGAAGAAGATTACTGTGATACAGTATTTGTAATTCACAGTAATGGTCGAAAGGACATTCAAGCACCGTTTGGTGTTACAGCACACTACGAAGAGGCTGCATAATGCCAATAATTAAAGGAAAGCCTAATCCTTTAGACTATTTTAATTGCAGGAAATATCATTATCCTGCAGAACATTTACATTTTGTTGATATAGAAAAACTAAGATACAATATGGAATCTGCAATTGATACGTGGATTACACATAACTTATCTGGTAGATACTATCTAAACAAACATGTAGATATAGAAGCTCAACAGCGTACAGTACTCAGAATAGGGTTTGAAAACCCATCAGAAGCAAGTTATTTCCAATTAGCTTGTCCACTTTTAAAGTACTAAGATAATAACAGTTATAAGTAATTGTACAATTCAATCAAAGGAGAAAGATATGACTGAAGAAACAAAGACCGTAGCAGAAGCACATGATGCACAAGTAGCTCAAGCAGCCGCTAAAGCAGAAGAGTTGCAGAACGCTACTAAAGGTGAAGCACCTGCACAAGAGCCACAAGGCAAAGAACTAAACATTCAAGATCTTGCCGCTATGCGTACATTAATTGATGTTGCATCAGCACGTGGTGCATTCCGCCCAGGCGAAATGGTTACTGTAGGTACGCTTTATGATAAACTAAATGGGTTCCTAGAAGAAGTTCAAAAGCAAGCAGAAGCTGCTAAAGCTGCCCAGGAAGCTCAGCCAAAAGGATAATAGTTATGCCTGATTTAAAACACGTAGGCAGAATGACTACTAATAAGAGAAAAGTTGCAGTTGCATTTCGGACTATTCCGGGT